ATGGATTGAAGAGAGCGCCATCGAATGGCACGACGAGGCCGGAACCCGCCGCCCTTTTTGTAAGCCGGGCATGTGCCCGAACGGCAAGCGATCGGACACCAGCGACGAGCTGCTGGCGTTGCAGGTGGAGAATCGCAGGCTGCGGAACGATGCCAAGGATTGCAAGGCTTCAACGGATCGCGCCTTGGCACGGGTTGAGTCGTTAACCGAACAGCTGGCCACGGCCCTGGACATTCGCGACCCTGACGCCTCGCGGGTGATCACCGCCACCGCCACCGACCAATCATCTGTATCAGTGCCGATCCTGCTGTGCAGCGATTGGCATTGCGGTGCCGTGGTTCGCCCAGAGTCGGTGAATGGGCTCAACACCTACAACGTCGAAATATTCCACGAACGGGCCGAGAACCTGTTTTGCAATGCGTTGAAGGTAGTTCGCATGGTCAGGTCCACCGTCACCATCACAGAGATGGTGCTATGGCTTGGCGGGGATCTCATTGACAACTGGCTCCATCCCGAACAGGTCCAGCTACAGGAGCTGAGTCCAGTTCAGCAGATTATTGAGTGCGAGCGGGCCATTGTCAGTGGAATCAACTACCTGCTCGAACATGGCGACTTTGAGCGACTGATCGTGCCGTGCTCTCACGGAAACCACGGGCGCACAACACCCAAAATGCAGGCCGACAACAGCCACGCCACCAGTTACGAATGGCTTATGTACCAGAGCTTGCGGCGGCACTTCAAGCATGAAGATCGAGTTGAATGGCAGATCGCTGATGGCAATGCCACCTACTTGACGGTGCTCGGTCAGGTGCTCAGGTTCCACCATGGTGATGCTTGTAAATACATGGGCGGCATCGGAGGGGTAACAATCCCGTTGACCAAATGGATTCATCGGGCCGATCAGGCGATAAAGGCTGATCACACTTTCCAGGGCCACTTCCATACCGCCCATGCCAACCCGCAATGGTCGGTGAATGGCTCACTGATCGGCCCAACGGCTTATGGCATGAAGCTTGGATTTGCCCCAGAGAAACCCCAGCAGGTTATGAGGTTTATTGACTCTGAAAGGGGTTTCACTATTTCAGCCCCAATCTTTACGGATTAATGGACATGCTTCCAAGTCTTTCGGCCAAGGATCATCGAAATGTTGGTCTGAGACACGCCAAGTGCCTCAGCCATCTCCTTTATAAATCCTCTGCGGCCACCCTGCGCAACGTAGTCAGCCCGCATCTTCCGCACAATAGATTCAGTAAGAATCGCATTTGCGTGGCCGTCGCCTCTTGCGTAGACAGAGAGCGGGCGCAATCCAGGATTGATCAGGCCAAGCCCAACGGCGTGGTTGATGTTTGCCTTGCGAGTGCAGTATTCAAGATTACAAGCGGCATTGTTCGATTTGTTGCCGTCAATGTGGTTCACGTCCATTCCGGCGGGCCTGGGGCCGATGAATGCCTCGGCAACAAGCGCATGAATATATCGATCCCGTTGGGGCATGTTAAGGCTGACCCGAAGATAGCCTGCCTGATTGGGCCGTGGCTTAAGGGCAAATCCTTGCTTCCGCATGGTTCGGCCATCCGTGCGGGCGACTGTCCTGGGCAGGCTGCGCACGTTGCCCAGGTCGCTGACCTGATAGCACCCTTCATGACCGACAACATCGGCCCAATGCTCTAATGTCTGATCCATCAGCCTCTACAGAAGGTTGGTCACGGGCCGGGTGTTCCACCACGCCGGTCCACCCCAATTTTAGCGCATTTTACTTGCTCCGTGTCTGCCTGATTGACATGTCTTGCGGCAACTTGGATGCAAGAGCAGTAAAAGAAATCGGTTCAAAGATCTCGGCGCCCATCCTCACCGACTAGATGCACCAGATCGATGGCTCGCACCTCGTTCCCAAAAAAGTCACCAAGCACAGCTTTAGACGGGAGATCATCGATTCATGGGATGGTGCCTGCGCCTACTGCGGGTACGAGCCTGAGAAGATCACGCTCGACCACGTGATCGCCAAGGCGAACGGCGGGATGACCGTTAGGGGCAACCTTGTTCCGGCCTGCGCAGAGTGCAACGTGTCAAAGAACCACTGTGACGTGTGGGCCTGGTATCACGCGCAGCCGTTCCACACAGCCGCGAGGGAGGAGCGGATCAGGAGCTGGCTAGCCCCTGACTGATCACTTCGCCTTCATGCCACCGCCCTTGGCTGGCTTGCCCTTCTTCGCCATCGCTGCCTTTTGGCCCTTGGCGGCGCCCTTGCCGGCTTTGCTCATTGCCATGCCCTTGCCTGCTTTGTCGTTGTACACGGGATCACCGGTCACTGCCTGAGGTTTCCTGGAAACCTGGGCTAGATCGTCCGTTGCCATGACCATCCCCGTCCTGAACAGCCTGTGGCGGATCACCCCAAGGGATGACCGTGAGTTGATCAGGAGCTACGCGGGCTGGCCCTTGTCGGTGACCAACCTGACCGAACTGACGACGATCCTTAACCGGGTGGCGATCACCTCCACCGCTGCCGTTACCCAGGTGCAACGATGGATCGACGAGATCGAGAGCCTGGAAGCGGACTACGCGGAGAAAGTGGAGATCGGGACGGCGCACCTCGGCAATGCAGCGAGCTACGAAGGCCCAACCCCTGGAGAGACCCTGAGCCGCGACGACCTAAAGAAGAAGGCCGACGTACTGGAATGGGATACCAGCCTGTTGCGGGTGAAGTACGAATCGGGCGGCGCTGGTGGGACGGCCGGCGCCGTGCTCGGCGGACGTTTGGCCGACTTAAAAGGGCGGATCTTCCAGACGCTGGGGATCCAACCGGTCAGCGGCAGCGGCAGCGGAATGGCAATGCTGGTTCGTAGCTGATGGCCACCGACTTCGCCGAATACGCCAACCTACGGATGCTCTGGGCACCGCCGGGGACGATCACAAACTTCCGTGCGGGGGTGCCTGCTGCTGGCCCTGCGGTGGTGGTCGAGGCGTTCGCCAAGCCCCAGGGCAGGAGCGAGCAGGATCTACCGGGGGTGAAGGCTGGGTCGCTGATGCTCGAAGGGTTCATCACCCGCTGGGCAATGCTGGGCTCAGCAAGCTGGCTGGCGGCCGGTGCTTCGCTCACGTGGGATGAGACGGGCTACAGGCCCGCTGGGATGCTGCCAGGGGCCACAGGACAGGCAGTGCTCTCCGACCTCACCGTGCTGCCCACACTGGTCGATGGCGCCGAACAGGGGCAGCTGCGCATCCTGGAGTTTCCCTTTGGGGTCGGCGGGATCGGCAGCGAGCTACGCGAGGCACTAGGGGACAAGTTCAAGGCGGCACTGTTCACTGCGATCTGAACCATGAGCATCCGGGTAGAAACCACGGTGACCGGCCCCGGCCCTGGGGAGCTGAACCAGATGCTGCAGGAGATCAGCCGCAGCACGCTGGTTGAGTTGTTCGGTCGTTACCAGGCATCCTTCAATCCTTCGGCGTGGAACTGGCCACGGGAGACGCAACGCCGCGTGGGGGTCGTTGGGAGCCCGCGCAACATCGTGGACATCGGCACCCTGCGGCAAAGCGGCACCTACAGCTTTACCGACCCCTACACGATGGAGGCTCGCTGGAGCGCTGATTACGCCACCGCCGTGCATGAGGGCGCCCGCCTGCGCAATGGCACCATCCTTCCGGCTAGGCCTTGGACTGATGCGGTGCGGGGCACGGTGCAGGTATCGGGGATCCCGGTGTTCCCGCTTGGCCGGAAGCTGCAGCAACGCATCCAGAGGGCGGTGGCTGGGTCTTAGGTTAAGCCCTTGAACTGCGCTTTCTTTTTACGGCGATACTGGCCAAGACGCAAAGATCATGAGATAGCCATGCATGACCTAGGTTGGTGTTGAAAACAAACACGTCACCTAAACTAACTTCAAGCGCTCCATGCTTTGTAATCAGCTCTGGCAGTGGGTAGATGCTGCTGTCATTACCGACAAAACAAGCAACGTTTACGCCGAGTCCTGAGTCTGTGTGCCATTTGATGCTCCCGTTGACTGGCAGAAAGCAAACAGAACTATACATACCAGCCTGACACGGGGCGTAACCGGCAGCGTTGGCA